TGAAAGGGATTTAAAAGTAAAAAATCGGTTCGGTCTCCAAAAATTGAACTCTTTTTTTGTTTTATTGTTAGAGGCAATCAAACAAACAACAACAACAATAACAACAACAATGGATACATACGAAACAACTATTAAAAAGAAAACAGTAGAAGAACTTAGAAAGTTCTTAAAAGACTTGGGATATAAGGCCTATAGCCGTGAGTTCAAAAATATGAAAAAAGCAGAACTTGTTTCATTTATTGTAGAGGACGCAAAGAAATACCAAAAAAAAGAAGAATTAATTGAACAAACCTGCCCCCACTGTAAGAGAAACGAGGAGGAGTGCGAGAAGAACGCAGAAGGGGAAAAGAACCCAATCACCGAGTGGTGTGGGTGGGGACTATCCTGCGACGACTGCTACTACAAAAACCACCCCGAATCCGACGACGAAGAAGAAAAGAAATATAAAATTGAGAATGGTTGTATTAGTTTTGACTTTTACAAAACCTTCTTATCAAATCATATGCCAAGTAATAAAATGAATCAAAAAATAATAAAATGGTTTGAAGAGAATGAAGACGAAGTATTAGAATATAAAGCATTTACAATTACAAGAAAGAATGAAAATAATGTTTGCTATAGCGAATGTATTTTGTTGGATTTTGATGATAAGTTTATACCAATTATTATGACTGGTATAAATACTAGTAGTTCATACGCAATGTCTAGATGTGGAATGGGTAGAGAAGAAGATGAAGATGAAATAGAAGAAACAATGACACTTGATGAAATAGATGAAATGTTGAATATCAAAAGTGATTTTAAAACGGTTATAAATAATCTTGAGAATTAACGGAGCCTACGGCTCCGGCGGGGCTTTAAGCCGTAAGGCTTCGCCTTTAGCCCCCGTTTTTTTCGCAACCTTCTATATACAATGCAAGTATCAAATAGTAATCGCAAGGGCAAACGCTTTGTTGCCACATTTAAGGACGGAACAAGAGTTCATTTTGGTCAGGAGGGTGGAAAAACCTATATTGACGGAGCTACTAAAGCACAGAAACAAGCCTATTTAGCGAGACACGGAGTTAATGAAGATTGGACTGACCCCAAAAAGGCATCAACGCTTTCACGGTATATCACGTGGGGTGACTACACAAGCATTGATGGAAATATTGCCAGTTTCAAAAGAAAATTCGGAGTTTAACCATATAAAGAAAAATGTTTTGGATACTATATATATAATGAATACAGATGAAGAATTATGGAAAGAGACTGATATTCCAAATTATTGGATTTCTACTTGGGGACGCATACGCTATAACCACAATATTAAACAGCCTTGTATTGCTGGTGGTGGACACTTACAAATATCTTTAAAGATGCCTAATGGAGAAAGATATTATCGTTATATACATCGTCTTGTTGGTTGCGCTTTTTTAGAACCAGTTGAAGGTTGTCCTTTAATAGACCACATTGATAGAGACAAGTCTAATAATCATATTAGCAACTTACGTTGGGCTTCGCATTCATTGAATGCACAAAATTGTAGAAATGCCAGAGCTCCAACAGAACAGGTTCTTAAACAAAGAGAATATATTCGGGCTTGGAGAGAAGCCAATAAGGACCGTGTGAAGCAATATATGGCTAATTATAAAGACAATAAAAAGAAAATCCAAAAAGCCGAAAGAGATATGATTCGTAAAATATTAGAATCAAAAAATTGAACTTTTTTGTTTATATTTGTGTAATGTAAAACAAATATAAAATAATAAAATGACTGAAACAAAAAAACAAAATAATTATATGCAATTGATGAATTGTATATTAGAATATAGTAAAAGTTCTATAACAGAAATAGCAATAACTGAATGGTATATTATAAAACATTATGTAGATGAAGAAACAACAACTTGTTTATGTGGAAAAGAAGGTTGTAAATATGTTTATACAATTAAAAACTTTTATAATAATAATGAATTATTTCCAATTGGAAGCGAATGTATGAATTATTTTACATTTGATGAAGAAGAAAAAAAAATATTAAAAATATATCAAAAATGGCATTTAAAACTTTATAATAATTCAAACTCTACACATTACAAAAAACCATTTAATGAAGTTATAAAAGATGTATCATATATTTATTCACTACAAAAAAAAATTATATATTTATCAATGGAAGACCAACGACTTGTAGAATATGCTAATGCTGTTTGGAAACATAATCCTCCTATAATAGAAGAATGTAAAAAATGTATAGAACAAAGAATAAAAGGATATAATAAATGTTATAATTGCTATATAAAAAGTAAAGAAAAATAATCCATATATATTAATATAGATATGGATAAGACACAGAGAGCATTATATGACAAACAAAGATATTTGAAAAATCAAGAAGAACGAAAAAATAATGCACTCAAATATTATTATGACAATAAAGAATACAAATTAGAATATCAACGCTATTATTATTTTGAAAATGAAGAACAAATAAAAAAATATAACACACAATATCAAAAAACAAAAAAATATAACGCACAATATCAAAAAACAAAAAAATCAAATTATGGTGTCCTATCAAGAAGAAAGAAAATAGAAAAAAATCTAAAAAATAATCAAAACCGTGTAGAGAAGTTTAAAGAGCAATTGGAAAATGCCAAAGAATGACTAACCTAACCAGTCTATCAAAAGATTCACGATAGATATTTTTTTTGCCTTTTATCTACATAATTATGATAAAAGGCAAAATATTAGGCTTTTTTATTTTCAAAAGGGTATAAAAAACTTTCTCATAGAAGTATATACTTTAGGAAAATGTCTAACTCAACCATTCTAACCAAAGATTCACGATTTCCCTTTGATTTACCTTTTGCCTCTACAAAGTGGGGTGCCTTTTACTTTGATTACAAAAATCAACACCAAAATAAGGTTCGCGCTGTATTAAAAGATATGGCTAATCAACTTTTAGAATTGAAAAATAGTGGAGACGATAATGATTATAGAGAGTGGATAAAGAAGTTTTTCTACTTATCTCAATATAATGAAGAAAGTGAAAAGTTTGAAACTCCAAAACGCCTCTTAAAACCAACTGGAAATATCAATAAAGAAACTGGGTTACCAACCGAATATGGTGCCACTTTACAAATGCATTATAGAAATGAAACTATTGCCATAGCAAAAGAATATTATAAACTTGTATGCTTACAGTTCAAGGAAATAAAAAATCATTATAAAATCAAAAAAGAAACAAATCAAGAACGAGATAAAGAACATCGCAGAGAACATGCAAGTGAAAAAATTGAATGTCCTTATTGTAAAGCAATAGTTGTAAGAGCAAAAATAGCAAGGCATCAAAAAACAACAAAAAAGTGTATAGATATTCAAAATGAAATAGAAAATGTCTAACCTAATCTAATTATTAAGTATCATTACCAATAATGGTAATGATATTTTTAATCCAAGTAAAATAATTGATTTTATAGTAAGGAATGTCTAACCTTAAGGGGGTATTAAAAGATTCAAGGAAATAAAAAGGTATAAACTATTATATACTAATTTTTTAAAATCTAATTCAATTACCCCTATTATAACCTTTCTAACTATTATGAATCTTTTTGTTATATCAAAAAGTTAGACATTCTATAAAATTAATTTCAAAGCATTTTATGCTTTCATAATAATAATTATTTATAAATGAAAAAATATCAGTTTGCCATAATATGAAATTCTAATAAGGAATGTCTAACCTTAAGGGGGTATTAAAAGATTCAAGGAAATAAAAAGGTATAAACTATTATATACAATTTTTTAAAATCCAAAATATGACTACCCCTTTAAAACCTTCCAAAATCTTATGAATCTTTTGATAGGGTGTAAGGTTAGACAATTATATTATTTTCTGTCCTTAATTAAATAGCCCGATACAATAAAAATCACAAAAATTAAATCATAACCACTGCATAAATGGTAATGATTTACCCTACAACCTGATAGATTACAAATCCCATAATAACAAGAACTGCTCCTACACCAATGGAGGTAGTCCAGCGTTTTAAGTCGTGTTCTGATGGGATATTAAAACTTTTCCAAGGCAACTGAGTAGGCAACTGAGTAGGCAACTGAGTTGGCAATTCATTTGGTTCTCTACATTCTTGGGGAATAGTAAATGATTCAGGAACCTTTGATTCCTCTCTACATTCCATATCTAAAGTTGGTTTAATGTCATCCATAGTATAACATTAAAGGATATTTATTCTTGGAAAATCAATTGTCTGCCGTCAGCCAATTCCATCTTATAACAGAACCAAGCGGTTTTGTGAGGAGGGCAAGTATGAAGCACATCATATTCAGTAATGAAATGTGTTCTTTGATTTGGAATAATAATTTGGAAGTGTGGAGAGGAACCAAGAAGGTTCTTAATATAGCCACGTTCTAAAGTATCAATAGGCACATAAAGGGCAAATGGTTTCTCTAAAGCAACACAGCGTTCAAATACTTTCTGCTTACAAGAATATGGTGGATTATCAACAATGCAATCCCATTGATCGGGTTGCCAAGAGAAGAAGTCTCTTTCTAAGTGAATAAACTTGGTTCCGTGGTATTTCTCAATAAAGGGGGCGCAAGCCCCCTTACAATAAAAAGGAGCCCAAATGCGAGTTTCGCGGTTTTTAAAGTAATGAAAAAAAAGTCCCCATACCCACTCAGGAGTTTCATAATCGTCCCGTTCTAATGCTTTTTTTTGTTTGTCGTGTAAGTAATACATCTATAGAGAATAGTGATACAAAAATAGAGGCAATGAAAATCTTCCACTTTTTATTTGACCCAGCAGTTTTTAATATAACCTTTCCATTATCTCTACCTCTTCCAACATACTTTTCGTATGACATATATGGTATAAGATTATTTTAATACTCTTCATCGCTATCATCACTATCGGTATAATCAATCTCTTCATCATCTGTAGTTTCTGTATCAGAATCATTAGTTTTTGATACTCCATAGAACTTGTAAATCTCTATTTGTGATATTTGTTTTGAACTTGTAATTTTGAATGTTTCAAGGTCTCCATTTGATTTTCTAATCCAAGTTCCAGTTTGTAAAATATTACGATTTATTAATCTTGCATATTGAATATGCTTAAGTTTATGGTAGAATATCTTGTATAAATCTCGTTTTGGTTGTATAAATGTAAAAGACCTATTCTCTACATCATCATCAACAATTTGTTTGACAATATTTGCTAGTGGGTGTCTTGGTCTGAAAGATAATATATGGTTTATTACTTCAACAGGAAGACTTATTTGTTTATTCATTTGTTTGTTAGTTTGTTTGTATATTAGTGCTTATGAAAAAAAGCAAAAAAATATTTCAATTTTTGCTTTTTTAATACTATTATGCGAAATAATAAACTGGTTCAGGTTTCTTTGCTTCAGAAGGAGTAATTTTAAAACTACTCTTATTTTGTTGAGTTTTAGTTTCGCGGGTTCTGGGAGGTGGTGGAGATTCCTCCTCTTCACTTTCAGATTCATAAATAATAGTCTTTTTCTTAGGTGGCTTTTTCTTCTTTTTGACAACAATGACTTCCTCTTCAGATTCTTCACTGGCTGATTCATAAATAATTTTTGGTTCTTTCTTTGGCTTTGATGCAGGCGGAGCCGGTGCCTTCTTAGGAGCCTTTGGCTCTATCTTAGGTTTTGCCTTCTTAGGTTCTGGTTCAAACTCTAAGTCATCAGTATCAATTTCAGTTTCATCAGTGGTTTCAATAGGTGGTGCATTGTTAAGTTTATCCTTTAGTGCTTTTAGTTTCATTTTCTTTTCATCAAGTGCTGAAAGCATTTTCTTAGTGGCATTTTTTTGTGCTTCACTTCTTTCTTTTTTCTGCTTTGGTTTGGTAAGGGATTCAGTTTCATTTAGCGATTCCTCCATTATATGGTAAGCGGATATAAAAAAGCCTAAAGTCTCTTAATTAAATAGTTTCATAATATATAATGCAAATTCACGAAATCCCAAACAAGGATATTAAGGATACAAAGCCAGTAAAGGAGAAAATGGACAAATACATACCAGACATTGTAGAGGGCGTAAGCCGTAGAAATGGAATGATTTATTTGTTAATAGGTAGTGGAGGTTCGGGGAAGACCAGTTTGCTGTTAAATCAATTTCGTCGTGGCGGGGCTTACCATAGGAAGTTTCATAACTTATATTTATATACACCGTCTATAAGTTTCTTATCAGTGAAAGACCACCCATTTGAGAAACACGAAAGAGTGTATCACGAATTAACACGTGATGGATTGGAGGAATTGTATGATGAACTGAAAAGTAGGAAGGAAGATAGAGAAGAAGATGATGATATGGAATACAACTGTGTAATCATAGATGATATGGCAAGCACACTGAAAGAGAAAGACGTCCAGAAGTTATTAAACACAATGCTTATCAAAGCACGACATTTGAATACTTGTTTTATATTTACATTACAGAGTTATTTGTATATGCCAAAGATGTTAAGGAAACAGACAACATATGCGACAATTTTCAAACCGAAGAATAGAGAGGAATGGCAAACACTAAATCACGAATTATTACAAATGAAAGAGGATGATGCTAAGAAGTTATATGATTATGTATTTGAGAAGGAGTATTCACATTTAGACTGCGACACGATAGAGAACAAATTATATCGTAATTTCAACTTACTTGAAATAACAAAAGCGGGCGAAGCAGTTTAGCGGGGACATTATCTATTGTTATTGTAAATGTTGATTGAATCGCTTCAAATATTCTTGAATAGTAGATACGCAAATGAATATGTAGATGGAAATATAGCAAACTCTATATACTACTTACCAGTGATAGAGATTCCAGATGGACATCATATCTATTTATCATTACAGAATGCTAGTATCCCCTACAGTTTCTATAGTATTACCAGTGTGGATAACACCTTCAGTTGGGGATTGGTTAGCGGACCTATAAACACATACTATGTTCAGCCCGGAAATTACAACATAACCCAACTTATAGATATTATCCAGACAGCAATGGGTAGCTCTTATAACGTAAGTTATAGCACAACGACAAGTAAGATTCTCATTACACATAGTAGTTCAGACTTTATAATATATGCCTCTACAATAAATCACGTATTAGGATTCTCTAAAACTACAAATACAACAAGCACAGCACGTGTTCTCTACGGAAGAGACTGTGTTAATCTAAATCAAATAAGGGCTCTAAATATAGAAGTTAATTTCCCTACATACAATGTAAATGTGGCTCAACCATATAACCAGAATATATTAGCAACGATACCGGTATATGTGGCGCCATTCTCTATAATTACATATCAGAATCCGAATAACTTTAGGACTAACTTATACATTAATAAATTGGAACAAATCCAAATCCGAATAATTGACAACAATGGTTTGCTCGTGGATATGAATGGAATTAATTATCAGATGACGCTCCAATTAGATTGTATTAAGTTTACAGAATAAAATCTAGGCATTTATTATAAATGATAGGACATAAAATGCCACTTGGACGCGCAATGATGGGGCATAAGATGCCTTTAGGTAAAGTGAGAATTGGAGGTAAGATGCCTTTATTAGAAAGGCCAGTCGCCAAAATGGTGGAACAGGCTCTCCAAAGAAAAATCTCTGGAGGGTTAGAAAGAAGAAAATAAGCCTTTGGAAAACATTTAGAAAGACGTTTAAATGTTTGTCTCAGAAAAAAATCCCATAGTATATTATAATGATTCCTGCGAACCTCAAATACCAGTCCAAAGTTGAGTCTGCCCCTGCTCGCCGATATCTGACCCAAATCCAGCCTCAGGGCGGAACGGGCAACTACAATCCCGGTGATACTATTACTATTAACATTCCTACCAGAAATAACACCGCTTTAATCCCCTCCGAATCATACTTGAAGGGTCAATTCAATTTAATTGCAACCACTGCTTCTACTTCATCTACATTAGAGTCCTGTGGTTGGCACCAGTTTATCCAGAGAGTGAGGGTCTTCCACGGCTCCAATCTTTTGGAGGATATTGATAACTATGGCCAGCTTGCCAAGATTTTATACGATTACCAGGCTCCCGATGATGCTGTTAAGGGTCGCTTTTCCATTACCAGTGGAACCAACGAGGATTATTCTGGTATAGGAACTGGCGCTGCTGCCCTCCAGAATGTCCGCTCTGTCAATAGAGGCCGTGCTCTTGGAGCGCTCCCTATCAGTGCTGTCGGCACTCCTTTCTCTTTCGCCATCAACTTGGTTTCGCTTGTTGGTGCTTTGGCTGGTGAGAAATACTTGCCTTTGTGGGAGATGACCGCTGCGCCCTTAAGAGTTGAGATTGTTCTCCAATCTACTCTTTTGAATGCTATGATGGTTGAAGGTGGTGCTGGTCTCAGTTTTACTGCCTCTGGAGTAAATTACTGTGGTGAGTTCTTAGAGCTCCCTGATAGTGCTGTTGCTGCTATTAAGGCTGGTTCTTCTAGTCCTATGCAGATGGTTCTTCCCTCGTGGCGCTCATACACTAACTCGGCGGCACTTGCCAACGGTGTCCAGACTCAGGTTTCGTTCCCTATTCCTGCCAAGTTCTCATCTCTTAAGAATCTTTTGGTTGTCACTAGAGGTCCTCAATCAGGAACCACTGCCCACTACCCCTCGTCCCACTGCGCTTTCGGCGTTGGCTCTGCCAACTCCAGTGGATACCAATTCAGAGTTGGAAGTGAGGTCCTTCCCTCCACTGCTCCTACTACATTCTCTGAGATTTACAGTGAGGCTGTTAAATGCTTTGGCTCTTTGGCTGATATGAACTTACAACCATCTATTGACCTTACCGCATTCACCCTCAACGTTCCCAACACTGTTGCTGGTCTAACTGAGGCCTCCATTGAGGATTCTGGTGCTTTTACCATTGGTATTGATATGGAGATTTACCAGAACGCTGATAAGAGTTCCATCTTTGCTGGAACAAACACCAACACCAGCGATATCTTCGCCATCATCAACTACTTTGCTAACTCTGCTTTCACTGTTCGCCAGACTGCTTTTGCTTGCTATGACCAGGTGCTCGTGTACGAAAACGGTGTGTGTTATTCTCGCTATTAAGAATGGAGTAATTACAGTTAAGTCAAAACAAACTATTTAGCCCATTTATAAATCTTATACTATTATAAATGGACGTAGAAGTAGCGAAATTATGGTTGAATCCGTCAGTATTAACGACAACAACAACAAATGTTGGAGTGAGAGATACGACATTTAGAAACTGCACCTATTTTATAGATTTGAGAGAATGTTTAGGTGAGACCCTCTACACAAAATATGACACATTCAAAGTGTTAATAACATATGCAGGAACACTCAGCGCAACAGAAATGAATACTATTTTTGTTAATGGATTGAATCTTATTAATGCTTCGTATCAAGGAAAGACCGCATCAACAAATGTAGCAGTAGCAGCGCAAGGTTCTAGTGCTGCGATAACAAATGCTAATATAGGAAAACAAACACAAACACGAGAGTTCATAATGATAAAACCAGATAGTAATAAAATATCACTCACATTTTCAGTAATAGCAGATAGTGGAGTAACTACAAATGTGGGAAACTGTCCAATGTTTTTAACATTTGCACCCATCAAAAAAGATGTAATATACAAAAATCCGTGGAACTTGCTTTATCAAAATGAACAGGCAAACTTTACATTATCAACGCGCATTTTATCGGCAGGTGCAACAAATGCTTTTGGAACAATGAACTCAACAATGACTAATTTTACATTTACAAATGTGAATATGCGACGCATAATAGGCACATTGTGGGACAAATATAATAAGTTCAATTTAATATGCGCTAGTTATGGGACAGGAAGTGTAGGAACCTCATTGTCAGGAAATCAAAGACTACAATGGTTTCAAGTAAGCGGATTACAATTTATAAACACATTGTCGGTAATTAATAGTAATAATTTGGTGCGAGATTATACTGTAACACCAATTTTTAATCCACAAAACACAAACACAGCAGACGCTGAATCATTTTCAAATCCAATTGGGACAACTACATTTAGAAAACCCGAATCGGAAACTGTGGATTTAAACTTTCAATTGTGGTCTATAAATAATAATTCAACTGTATTGAATGCTCAAATGAATCATTTTACATTGAGTTTTATCGTTGTTGGAGTTAAGGAATAAAATATAATGATAATATAAATGCTATCTCAAAGTGGTTCATTAATATTATCAACAAGTTCAACTGTTAATCCATGCACGATTAACGCACAGAAGACACAATTTACCTTTTCAAATATTGACTTGAAAAATGTATTGGGAGAGATGTGGGATAAATATGATATTTTTGCTTTGAAACCAGTAAATCTTGTCACAAATGGAACTATAACACTTGTTAGTGGTTCAACATATGGTGTTGTTACATATAACTTAGCAGGTCTTGATTGGACGAATGTAAAATATGATACAGCACTTAATAGTAAGAAATATGTTCCAATCGTATTTAGCGCATCATCATCATCAACACCCAATCAAAATGTCTTAATAACAAACACGGGGCAGAGTTTCAATTTTCGCAAAGGACAGCGATTTGTGGATTTAGAGTTTTCTATAACTATTTCTGATACGATAGGCATTCAAAACTTTGGAGTAATAGCAGCAGGTAATTTTTATAATGACGCAGCATTTCATTTTGTAATTGAACCAGTCATAGAGGGAACGATGAATGAGTGTGCTATATTTGGATTTAATACGCTTCAATCAATAACAAGTCAAGTTGGACGAACAATTACAGCATCAAATACAGAATACAATTATGCGTCATTTGATATGAGAGATTTGTGTCGTGATTTTTGGGATAAACACGACGATTTTGAAATAATGATGTCGTCGTATGTTTCTATTGGTATTGGGACATTATCAGGTAATGCACGAACAATGCTTTTTCAAATGAATGGTCTTAATTTTGTGAATAATGGAACACAGCAGGGTTTATCAACGGGACGCTTACAACTCAATGCCGAAAGTCCAATAATTGGTGGTATAGTTCACGCTACCGGAGCATCTGGTCATCAAGTAGCAAATCAGGTCCCATTTGCGCCAATCCAATTCAAGAAGGATAAAGATAATGTAAATCTAACAATCACATTCCGCAATTATGATAATAATGGAAATTACAATGGAGTATCACTTAGCAATTATCGGGCAGTAATAACTTTCTACATCAAACCGATTTATAAGGTGGAAAAAGCAACACTATGTATCAATCCATTTCCCCTTACAACAACGCAGACTAATTTGGGCGTTCGTAATTCGGCATTTACGCAATTTACAATTAATAATATTGATTTGCGTTCAGTGTGTCGTTCAATGTGGGACAAATACAA